GGCTCATAACCTGAAGGTCGTAGGTTCAAATCCTACTCCCGCAACCAAAAAATTCAATAGTATCAAAGACTTCAAGGCCGAGCAGAACGCTCGGCTTTTGTCATTTGTAGTCTACATCAACGCCACATCAACACGACACCAGAAAAACCGCACCAGCACGAATAATCACGCATTCGCAGGCAGCGGCGGGCATTGCGAGTGGCGGCCGCAACGGCTAGCCACTGAGTGCTAGACCTCGATGCTGATACCTGCTGCCACTAGCGCGGCGGCTTGGATCGAAACAGGCGTGAAAAGATCGATATCGAGCTCAGGTGTTTCGATCCCGACCACCAAAGAATACCGTGTTTTGCTTGCCGCTCTGCCAAGTGCGCGACGCTCTCGCCACCAACCGGATATCGGATAGACGTAGATTAGGTCCCGTTCGACGAGCTCGACCGCACTGCCTTCCCAGGTGTCGCTGTGGATCGATCCCGCGGAAACGGATTTTGGCCCAAAGAACCAGCCGTCGTTGTCTTCATTCACCGGGCGCGGATCGTCTTCTTCCCGATCATCCTTGTTGACGCGACGAAGGAAGTTCCCGTCGGTTTCCCTGGCGCGCTTCAAATCAAACCGAAGGCCAAACGACTGATATCGTGCCGGATCGATCGCGCTGGCAAAGCTTGGGTTAGGCTCGATGAAATACGATAGAGTGACTTTCAGGCGCACGCTTTGATCGCCGAGCCCTTCAAGAACATCACGTGGCCACGGCAGGCGATAAACATGGGAGTCGCTGAACCGAACACTCCCATCTTCAATCCTGAATGGCTGAATGTACCTCTGAGCGACGAGGGCGAGGTCATTCGATGCCGACGCCAAGGCGCGCTTCAAATCCGGCACGCCGTAGCCATACTTTCTTGCGAGGTTTTTTCGGTCACTCTTCGACGCGGAGCCGTTGAACTCACCAAGCATATGGGGGGTCCAGCGCGCACTATGGACCATCAAAGCACGTACTGTTTCAGGCCAGTAATCGGGATGCTCCGCCATGATGCGGGCAGCCATCCGACCGGCCTGTGCTGTGGCTGCGCTTGTGGCCCAGAACGGCGTGACTGAGTTGGCACCAACAGATTTCGACGTCGTAAGCAACGAAAGAGACGGGAGACCGGAGACCGCCTCCGATCCAGAGCGACTGAGAGCACGGTTGCCTGCTTCAAAGACGATCTCAGGCTTAATGGGAGATTGGCTTGACCGCCAAAGTGTTGTTGTTCGACTGTAGGGGCTGCGCTCTCCGGGTCGCGCCCAGCCGGACCAGTCCCGGTATCCTCTCTCCGTGATTTCCGACTTGATGGTAGTGCCACCTACCGTCAGTGCGTTCCACGCCTGCGCTGGATCCTCGCCAGGGAAGGCATCGCCATCTGCGATCTCTTCCGCCCTCGAATTGTCCCGGATGTTCCCAAGCGCTTGAACGAACAGGCGGCGGATGTGATCAGGACCTTCGTCGATTGCGTCGGTGCCGGAACTGATCTGGTCTAAGGCTGAACTCCAGCCGGTCGGTTCGGCCCCGGAACGATCCTCGTTGGTGATTGCCATGCAGTAAACCCGCACGCGATCCGGAGCGGAGATTTCCGGAAGCGATGCTGCTGACGTGGTTATGGCACCATAGGAGAAGGGATCATTCGGATCGAATCCGTCAGGCGGGAGGATTTTCACGGACTCCAGTCGATGCCTCAACATGGGCCGCGATGCATCACCGAGGCGAGCAGTCAGATCTCCGTGCATTGCAAGACCGGCCATGCCCGATCCGTGCCCGATATCACTGTGATCATCTACACCCCATTCCGATGCGACAGCATGCATGTCAGCTGGCGCAAGAGCTGGTTCGATCAACGGATGGCCGCGATTGACGCCAGTGTCGAGGAGGCAAACTGCAGGGGCACCACGACCAGGCCACGATGTCCGTTCGGCAAGGTCATCGACAAAGTCATTGACCATCTCAGTGAGCTGATCAGTGAAAACCGTGGGTGTGTCTGTGGCCCGCCTGATTTCCGCGACACCACCAGTCGAAAATAGCAGCAGCTCGATTGCTGCGCGCCGACCGAATACCGGCAGAACGACCACTTCCGGGAACTGTAGCCGCGTATCTTCTGATCCCACTGTCAGACCAAGTCGCAACGCTACGTCTTCAACGCGATCAAGCCGATCCTTGAAGCACCAAAGTGCCCACCAGATCTCCGCCTGCGCCCCTTCCGGCAACGCAGCTGGGTCATCGCGCCAGAAGGATTGCAGACGCGCAGTCCGAATATGCTCGATCGGCTCGACACGAGTCTTCTTCGGAGGTTCGGCGCCTCGCGCGACATCAGCGAACGCGTAGTCACGAAAAACGGCCTCAAACACATCGCGGGTATCATCTGGAACGAATAGCGCAATCCGCCTCGCTCCATTCTCCGAGATCGTCACTGCACCTTGTCTTGTGCCTTCGCGCTTCTTCTCAAGCGTTGTTGGGCCCGCAGACGGCGCAAGTTCAACTTCGATGTATACGCCATCTGGTGGAAATGCACCGTCCGGAAGATCCAACGCTTCGCGGCCACGATCTGCAACGTTGAACGCAGTGTCGAGTTCTGCGACGACTCTGCGGCCATGTTCTTCGCGAATTCGCTGCAAAGTGCGCTGCCGCGGGGTACTGCCCGGTGACTTGTAGTCACGAACATCGGCCAAACCACTTAGATCAATGTGTCGGTGCTCGTAATCAGCCAATGGAACCCTTGTCGTCGATAAACACTGTCTTCATGTCCTGCCGCTTCTGAAGTTGGTGCAAGAGATCGGTGGTGGAAATACTATTTCTCTCGGAAAGAATCGCCGCTTTGACCGCCTCTTCGGCCGCATTAGCAATCTCGGCCTGGCTCAGACCATTAGCCGCAGTCTCAATGGCTTTCCAAGCGAGCTTGGGGTACTTCATCGGCGACAGGTGCGCTTTGATGATGGCCCGTACTTCCTCGTGAGTGGGCATTTCGAACCGAAGCACTTCATCGAAGCGCCTGAGTAGAGCGCGGTCAAGAAGCGACGGGTGGTTGGTCGCTGCCACAAGAACACTGTCAGTGACGGAGGGCTCTTCCATGAACTGCAGGAAGCTGTTCAGCACGCGGCGCATCTCGGCAACGTCATTTGTCGCCATGCGGTTGCTGCCAACGGCATCAAACTCATCGAAAAGGTAGACACCGCGACGTTTCTGCGCCTCGTCGAACACGAGCCGCAACTTTGCCGCCGTTTCTCCCATGAAGCGAGTGATGAGGCTTTCCAAGCGGATAACGAAGAGCGGCAATCTCAGCTCGCCAGCCAGCGCCTCCGCTGTCATCGTCTTCCCCGAGCCAGGAGGCCCAGCAAACAACATGCGCCGACTGGGCGTCTTTCCATGTTCTCTAAGCCAGTCTCTACGCTGTTGCTGCAGAATGAGCGCGTTCAGATGTGCCCTAACTGGTGAGCTCAGGACGACGTCGGCAAGCCGAATTCTGGGTTCTCTAAGGTCAAGGAGGCTGTCGAGGTCGCCGCGGGGTCGCGAAAACGCGATCGGGACTGAGGCTTTTGCGCCGCGCTGTGATCGTGCTGCATCTACTGCTGCGCGAATTTCCTCCGCCGTCGCACGATGACCTTGGCGCGCCTCCCCGGCAGCGACCTGCAGTGCGATGGAGTAGAACTGCTCCTCGTCACCCTCGGCCTTGCTCCTCAGCATCGCCAGTATCTGCTTTGCGTTTGACACTGCGTTGCCCCAGCCGGTCGTCGTTTTTAAGAGAACAATAGTTCAGCCCGGCTGATTTGGAAAGCTTTCTGAGGTCGCACCGTCCGACCGCTAGCCCTCCTTTCGCTGCCCAATGCTGTCTTTGGCTTCGTCGGCGTGGCGGGCATGGGCACAATTGTGCCCATCGCTGCGCGGGACAGGCAGGGCAGGATCTTGCATGATCAACCCGCAGCGAATCCCTGCTGCTCGTTGACAGCGTGAATCCATGAACCGGGTCGGGCGATGCGCCGCGGTCGAGGCGTCCGACGCATCCTATGGAAGCTTCGCCCGACCCGGATTTCACCGGCACGCCCGCGCCTGATCGCGCAGCACGGCATAGTCGCCCAGCATCCGGACGATGACCGCCCCTTGCGGTAGCAATTCGACCTCATCGGCCGCGAGCCCCTGATCGGCGGCGGTGTACTCGACCACGGGCGGGCAGGGCGCGCGGGTGTCAGAATCTACCATCGCGCAGCCGGTCAGCCAGAGCGTCACGATCAGGAGGGCGGCGAGCGGCGGCGTCGAGCATCTGGCGGTGGATGGCATCGTTTCTCTCTCGGGCATCAAGCCGTTCGGCCGCGCGCCCAGCGCGTTCACCGGCACGGCGCAGGTTCAGGAGGAACAGCAGGATCGCTGCGGCGGCGAAGATCAGGCCCAGCGCCTTGCGCGCCGGGCCATGGGTGAGGAGCCAGCCGATCACCGCTGGCCCCGCTTCCAGTCGTCGAGCCGCGCGTGAATGGTGACCGCGATTCCGATCAGCGCGATGGCGATCAGCACCCAACGCAGGGTGTCGAGGTACGGCACCAGCGGCTGGATGGTGGACTGGGTCTCGGTGAGCACATCCTGCAGCACTTCGACCCCGGCCGCGCCGACAGTGGCGGCACCCGCAGCGCCACTGCCCCGAAGCGTGCGGCTTTCAGACAGGACTTCGCGCGCGGGCGGCAGTTCCGGGGCGAAGGGCACGGGCCGCGCCGGAAAGGGATCGCCCCAGGACCGGGCAGGCCCGAGGTCGATGTGCATGAAGCCGGAGCGGGGATAGTATCCGAACCCCAGGAACCCGACCGCCCTCGCGGCCGCCTCGAAGGCTGCGGGATCGTGGTTCGCCATGGCGATGTCGAAGGCCGTGCCCTGCATGTGCTTCGAGGCCGGGGCCCCGCCCACGGCCCGGTTGTGTTCCGGGCTGCGATAGGCGGAGCGGATGATCAGCGGCTTGCCCAGCCGGTCGCGCAGGGCCTGCAGCTTGTCCATCGCTTCGGTGTTGATCTTGATTGCGCCGGTGCCGCGGCAGGCGATCTCGGCGGCCGAGAAGTTCGGCCAGCGCCAGGTATTCGCGGGCACGTCGCGCCAGTGGGGGTAGGTCAGGGTGGGCATGGTGGATCCTCCAGATGAAAAAACCCGCCTCTGGGGCGGGGGATGTGGCAGTCGCAGTGGTGGTTCAGGTCAGTCGGATCGGCCGCGCTGGAAGGCGTCGAAGAGCATGTCGCGCATCGAACGGATGTCCGTTTCGATCCGGTCGAGGCGGTCGCCATCGACCTTGCGATCTTCGCTGCGCTGCTTGTCAGTCCGGTCGCGTTCGGTGATGAGTTCGCGATCAAGGCGATCCAGCAGGGCCTCGTTGGTGAAGGCCTTGCGCGTGATCGCCGCGATCAGGGCCATGGTGCCGCCGATCAGGGCGGTGAGCGCGGCGGTGATCCCGTGGTCCCGAAAGGCCCGCGCGACTGCGTCGGCGAGAGTGGTCTGGTCGTTCATCATGGTCCTTTCCGGCCACGGGGCGTGGCGCTTCAGTAATCGGTCTCGACGTAGACGCCGGAGCAGTCATAGGCGACGACTGCGGCGGTGCTGCCGTTGTTGAGGTAGTTGCGCGGGCTCAGGAGCTGGGTCGCCGCGGGCATGTCGGTGGTGATCGTCGCCTCGGCGATGACCGACCCGAGACCTTCCGTACGACCACGCGGANNCCGACCGCGCTGTCGTTCGGGGCCGCGGCGATGTAGAGGGTCAGGACATTGGTCGTGCTGGCCACGGGGAAGCCCGCGCCGAGGTCGATCAGGGTCGGTGCGCCGGTGCCGTCATTGTGCACGATCTGCCAGTTGGCATGGGTGCCACGCTCGAACCCGATGCCCAGCGCGTTGACGACGGCCGATAGTGTCAGGGTGGTGGACAGCGCCGCGACCGATCCGATCAGGCCGAAGAAGCCCATGCCGGTCGCCTGCAATGTAACCATCGACAGCCGGTTCACATAGGTGAAGCCGCCCAGACCATCTGCATTGCCGCGCCAGCAGACCCATCCCGCCGAGCGCTCTTCGGCCGCCGCCCCGGCCGTGNCCGCGGAGGTCATCCGCCAGCGGCGCATGGAGGTGGAGAGGTTGGTCGTGGCCAGCGTCGGCGTCGCCGCAGTGCCGACGGCGGTGCGCGGCATGCCGTTGGTGTTGATCGTGGTGCTGGTCGAGGGCGCCCAGGTCGCGATCCGGTTCACCCCGAAATGCGGCTGGAGCGGGAAGTGGCGGCCCGAGGGGCGCTCGACATCGAGCCATCCCATCCCCGCGCGGTCGCGGGCATAGAGCGCGAGTTTGCCTGCGGGCGGCGGCGAGGGGACGGCATCATGGGCGGGCAGGACGACCGGTTCGGCCAGTTCGACGCGACCGTTGGTGCGGTCGACCTTGAATGCGTCGAAGAAGGCAGACCCATCCGGGCTGACCTTGAAGCTGAAATCGTCATTCCCGAGCAACCCGATCAGCGCGCGGGCCGAGAAGCCGGTCTTGAAGGCAAAGGCCGCGTCACTCCCGGCCGTAGCCTTGTTGACCGTCGCCTCGATGCCCGCGCCTGCGTTGTTCAACAGCACGGCCGGGGTGTTCACCGACATCCGGTTGAAACTGTCGGCCGTCGCCCCGCCGAGGCCAAGAAGCTGCGCCGTCAGGTTCGCCTGGGGCATGCCGACCTGCGTGACGGCGTTGGCGAAGGTGACGGTGGGCGTGTTCACCACCGTGGTGCCGCCCGCGCCAGCCGTCGCAGAGCCGATGTTCACGACGGTGTTCGATCCGGACGCGCCGCCGGTGCCGATGTTCACCGTCTTGGAGACACCGGTCGTTGTGGCCCCGGTGCCCATGCCGTAGGTGGCCGTCGTCGTGGCCGTGCCGATCGATGCGCTTGCCGCCGACACCGTGACGGTCCCCGAAGCGGTCAACGTCCCTGAGAAGGTCTTGTTGCCAGTGAAAGTCTGCGTCCCCGCGAGGATCGCCAGTTCGGAGGATGTGTTCGGCAGCGTGAAGCTGCGCGTCGTTCCGGCGCTGATGCCTGCCAGCGAGAAGGTGGCCTTCTTCGTCGGGTCCGCATCGTTCACCAGGCTGAAGACCGCGTCCGAGACGTCGCGCGGCTCGCCCACGACATCCCAGACGCTGCCGCTCCAGACGAGGAACAGGCCCTCGGCGGCGACCCAGACCAGCCAGCCGGTGCGCGGCACCAGCCGGATCCACGCGCCGTCAACCCAGAAGGCCACGTTCAAGTCCCACCCAGCCCAAAGGCCGGTGGCGCCCGAGGCCACGAGATGCCGGTTCCCATCGGCGGGGCTGGCGGGCGGGGCCGTCCGGGTGCGGTCGAGAACGGAGAGCTGAACCATGGCGTCGAGCAGGCGCAGCGCCTCGTTGTGCGTGACATGCTTCTGCGCCTGCGCGGCCAGAAGGTAGGGCAGGCCCAGATGGGTCGAGGTGTCGGACATTTGGCTTCCCGTGGGTTGGGCTCAGAATTGCAGCGTGACCGCGGCGGGCGTGCCGCGCCCGAGGCGGTTCGAGAGCTGGAAGATGCGGAGCGACAGTGTCTGGCCAGGCCCGAGCGGCGCGCCCCAATCGGCGGTCTGGTGCGCGGCGGTGTAGAGGACGGAGGCCGTGCTGCTGGTCAGAGTGCGCTTGACGGTCGTCCCGTCGAGGATCTGCACATCGTAGCTTTCCACGTCTTCGGCCAGCGGCACCTCGACCTGTTCCCACGCATCGGCGACCAGCGCGCGGGACCGGCGCGTCCATCGGATCATCAGATCGCCTGGGGCTCGCGCGATCCGCCAGGGCTGTTCGACGTGGACCGGCGGGAAGGGAACAAGGCCGCGCCCGGTCGGGGTGAAGCCCAGCGCGGCATAGCTTGCGTCACTGACCGCCCGTGCAGCCGGGCCGACCCGCCAGTTCCAAGGCAGACCGAGATCGGCCTCGGCGATGGGCAGCGATGACAGCGCGGTGTCCAGAACCACAACTCGCGCGCCAGCCGGTGTCGGATTGCCCATGGCATGTTCCGTTCCGCGCTGGCCGCGCAGGAGGCGGGTCAGCCGGTAACGGCCGGGGGCGATCAGTTCTGCCACGCCCGCCTGGACGATCTCCCAAAAGCCCGCCGCGGTCTCGACGGCCAGCGCATTGGCTCCACCGAACAGTGCAACGTCGGTCACGCTTTCCAGCGTTCCTGACAGCAGATCGACGACCAGCGCGTTGCCCAGATCGAAGCGCGACGTCGGTCCGGGAAAGAAGTCGAAGGCCAGTGTCCCGATCCGGGCCCGACCGCCGAAGGTGGTCAGCAAGGCGAACCCATCCGTCGAGGCGCTGCGGAACACGGCGATCTCGCCCGGCCAGGGGCTGGCATGGGCGGCGATCAGGGGGCGATGCGCGGGCTGGTCCTCACTGATCTGCTGCAGGTCCAGCATCACTACCTCGGGCGTGCCGAAGACGACGGGGCTGGCGAGCGAAGATGGGCGCGGATCGCCGGGCGGCAGATCGTAGGCGGCGCGGTCCTGACGCACCGCCTCGATCCCTCGCGCTTCGGCATCGGCGATGGACACCAGCCGGAACTCGACCTCCCGGCCATCATGCGCGAGCCGGATGACGTCGGCTGGATCAAGGGCCAAACGCGAGGGCGGCAGGCGGAACGTGGCGCTCTCGCGTCCTATCCACGCCTCCATCAGCGCGCGGCGGCAGCGGCGTTCGGCCTCCTCGGGCGGGATCGCCATGGGGAAGGACTCGGACGCAATGCGGGTGGTGTCGACGGTGATGCGGCTGGCTTCGACGAGGGCTGCGTCATAGTCCTCATCCGCCCGTGCGACCTGCCACTTGAGGGCTTGGGGCAGTTCGGTCTCCTGGCCGCGGGTCAGATCGAAGGCCTCGCCCTCACGACTGGCCACCAGATCGTCGATGGCCAGCGTGGCGACCGAGGCGCGCCCGCGCATGACGAAACGGATCACGCCTTCGGTCTCGATGGCATCGAAGCCGAAGTGGCGGGCCAAGGTGGAAATCGATGACCGAGGGCTTTCCAGCGCCCCGATCACATAGCCCTCGACCGCGCCCCAGAGGCCCGAGACGTCGATCAGGCTTTCCGCCAGCCGAGCGCGCAGGCAAAGGTGGCGCACGAGCGCGGCGAGCGACACCGCACCCAGCCGCCCGGTCAGCCAGTGCCCGAGCCGCCAGTTCGGCCCGTCCGTCCAGACGCCGGTCAGTTCCGGGAAGAACGGATAGGGCCGCGCATCCCAGGTCCAGGCGGCGCATTCGGGGATGTGGACCATCCGGCCGCTGTAAACAGCGGACACCGGATTGTTGGCCGGGGTTCCCCACCAGAGGTAGCTCGCCTCGAGATAGGCGCGCTGGATCGCGTCGTCCCGCCAGCCGCGGGAGAAGTACGGCGTAAAGCTCTCGGACGACTTCGGGTCGAAGAACACGTTTGGCTGGTTCGTGCCCCGGTCGATGGCGGGGCAGCCCAGTTCGGTGAACCAGACCGGCTTCGACTGCGGCACCCATGCGGTGGGCGTTCCGTTCTCCACCCCGCCCGGGCGGTTGAAGTGCGGGTTCGACCACCAGGCGCGCAGATCCTTGTAGCGGAACACCCAAGGCTTCCCCGCGCTGCCGTCGGTGATCGGCGTACGGATCTGGGCCGACCGGTCGGCCGGGCTGGCGTAGAACCAGTCGAAGCCTTCGCCGCCCGCAATGTTGGCCTGCAGGTAGGCCCGGTCATGGATCGCGGGCCAGCCCTGCAGGGCATCGGCATGGTCGAAGCCGTCACGCCAGTCGGAGAGCGGCATGTAGTTGTCGATGCCAATGAAATCGATATTGCCGTCCGACCAGAGCGGGTCGAGGTGGAAATAGACATCGCCCGTGCCGTCGCCGGGCTGGTGGCCGAAATACTCGGACCAGTCGGAGGCGTAGCCGACCTTGGTGCCCAGCCCGAGGACCGCCTTCGCGTCTGCCGCCAGCGCCTTGAAGGCGGTGACGGCCGGATAGGCGCTGGCGCTGGAGCGGATCGTGGTAAGTCCGCGCATCTCGGTGCCAATCAGGAAGGCATCGACCCCGCCCGCCACCGCACAAAGATGGGCGTAGTGCAGGATCATCCGCCGCAGGCCCCAGTCGCTGGAAGGGCCGGTCCAGACGACGGTGTCACCAGAGATCGCGAACTGCGCAGGCGCCGCCGCGCCGAAGAAGCTGGAGACCTGCGTCGCCGCAGCGGCGGTCTTGTCGGCCGTCCCGGCATAGCCTGCTGCCGGGGAACAGGTGATCCGACCACGCCACGGGAAACTCGGCTGGCCCGTCGTCGCGGCACTCGCGCTGTAGGGGTTCGGCAGGGTGTTCGACGCCGGGACGTCCATCAGCAGGAAGGGATAGAAGGTGACGCGCAACCCGCGCGCCTTCATCTCGCGGATCGCCTGAACCACCGCGAAGTCGGCAGGCGTGCCGCCATAGACCGGACGGTCCTCGGCATCGCGGCTCACCAGGTGAGCACTCGCCCGTGCCACGCCATTGACCGTCCAGACCTTCGGGCTGGTGACCTTGGTCGCCACCTCCACGCCGGGCTTGATCGAGCAGTTCCCCGCACGCAGGTCATTGCCGAACCAGGCGACGACCAGGCTGACACTCTCGACGGCCGGGGCCATGGCCTGCAGCCGATCGAGGGCCACGACGATATCGGCTTCATCAGGCAAGGCGTTCAGGTTCTCGGCCGAGGTCGTGCCACCGGTGGTCTGGCCGAACACGGCGGTCGTGGCTCCGACCGTCTTCCGGACAGCCTCCGTGGCATAGGTGAACTCGCCCGAGGCGGGGATCATCGTCACCGCCTTGACCAGCCCTTCGGCCGTGTCGGGATCCGCGAGCGGCCGGAACACCTCGAAGCTGAGCTGCGGCAGGCGATTGCCGTAGGTCGCAAGCGCCAGTTCCTCGAAGACGACATAGGCGGTGCCGCGATAGGCGGGGGTGTTGGCGGCGCCCATCTTGGCGGCAATGAAAGGATCGACCGCCTGGTTCTCGTTCCCTGGATACCAGCGCCAGGTGATCCCCGTCATGTCGAGCGGCTTGCCGTCGGCCCAGATGCGGCCGATGCCGGTGATCGGCCCCTCGCAGAGCGCGACCGCAAAGCTGGCGTAGTACAGAAACTCGGTCGTCTGGACCCTCCCGCCGCCCCCGCCCTTGCCGCCGCCCTGTGTCGTGGTCTTCGTCTCCTCGCGGAAATCGGTCGCCCAGATGATATTGCCGCCGATCCGCATGCGGCCGTAGAGGCGCGGGATGATGGCCCCCTCGGTCGCGGACGTGATGCGCAAGCTGTCGAGGCGCTGGCCCTCGATCTTCTGCGCAGGGGCCAGCGAGGACACGATCCAGCTGTCGACCACCGACCCTATGGTCGAGCCAATGAAACCGCCGATGGCGGCCCCGGAAAAGCCTAGGATCGCGCCGCCAAAGGCTCCGCCAATGGCGGAACCGACAGCGCCGAGGACAAGCGTGGCCATGGCGGAAACTCAGGGTTCGAAGGGTTGTGGGGGTCAGCGTGTTGGGAACAGGAAGGCGAAGGCGATGCGGCGTCGCCATGTCTGTGTCAGCGGTTCCTCGATCACGCCGAGACGTTCATAGGCGTGAAGGAAGGTGTCCGGGCCGGTGAGGATGCCCACATGCTTGGCGATGGCGCGCGGCATCATGCGGAACAGGATCATCGCACCGGGTGATACGTCGGACGGTGTGATCTCTGGCATCATCACCCGCGCCCCGTCCGCCAGCACCTCGCTCGGCCCGGTCTCGCCCCAGTCCCGGCTGTAAGGCGGGATCGGGAAAGGCTCAGGCCCCACCACCTCGCGCCAGACACCCCGCGCGAGGCCAAGGCAGTCGCAGCCCACCCCGTGCAAGCTGGCCTGGTCGTGATAGGGCGTGCCAAGCCAGGACCGCGAGACGGCGATGACAAGGGCGGGATCGGCCGTCGGGACTGTCGCGCTCACAGCACCGCTCCCTCGTGGCCGCCGTCCTTGGTGGCGTATCTCAGGACTGCGTCTTGCCCTGGGATGTGCGGGAAGCCCCGGAAGTTCGCGACATTGGCGAACTTCGTCCCGCAGGTGGCGATGCGCTTGTCGCAGCCCGCCCGGACCACGAAGGCGTCCGTCGCCGCGATCGGTCGCACCGGCGCCTCGAGCAGCGTCAGGATCGCCACCCCGTCGACCATGTCGTGCGAAAGCACCTCGACCCGTCGCCCGGCATTCGCGCCGCTGGTCCATTCGACAAGCCCGAAGGCGAACCAGCCCGCCGCCAAGGCGCCAAGGCCTGAAGCCGTGAAGGCGCGGTCCCGCAGCACATCGATGACCGCGCCGGTGCCCTTGAAGGCCGGAGCCTCGAGGTTCACGCCGCAGCGCGTGTCGCCCAGCGCTGCATCGCAACTTGCCTGAAACGTCCGCCCCACTGTCTGGCCAAGGATGTGGGCCAGCGACCGCACCTCGGCCACGAAGGCCAGCCGCCCGCGACGGATCTGACCGATGGCCCCGCGGCGCAAGAGCACGCGCTGCGCCGGGGCCGACCAGTTCACCCGCCAGACCTCGACCGCCGCATTGTCCCAGCGGCCGTCGAGGATATCGGTCTCGGTGATCCGGTCAGACGACAGCACGCCCTGCGCGTCCTGTGCATCGACCGAGAGGTCCGAACCCGACCGGACCTCGGAGGCTGTCAGCCCGCTTTCCGGTTCGAACTCGGTGCCGTCGAACGACAGCGTCCGGTCGTGGTCGGTGAAACCGAAGGTCACGCCATCGGCGCGGGTGATGCGCCAGCACCAGGCGAGTGTCGTCGTGCCATCATCGAGATGCGCCTGCAGCGCGGGGTTCAGGGACTTCATGTGCGGATTTCCACGAGGGGGATCGAGGTGATCGACCCGAGACGTTCGAGGTCGAGTGTGACGTCGAGGACATCGGTGTCGAACCGGGCGGGGACGTCGAATTCGAAGCCTGCGGTGATGGCGACGCCTGCGGCCGGGGCGGTGGTGAAGGTGATGAGACCGGTGGTCGTGGAGACCGACCAGCCGGAGGCCTGCGGCGTGCCGTTCAGCGCGATGGTCACGGTTCCTGCGACGGGCTTGGTGATCGCCCGCGTCCAGAAGTACGCGCCCGAGGTGTAGCGTTTGGTCAGCTGGAACAGGGTGGCTGACCCGTTGCCGGTGCCGATGGGCTGGTTGGTCGGGCTCGGTGTCTGTGATGGCAGGCAGGACTTGAAGTCGGCCCAGTCCTTGAAGCGGAAGCCGTGGAGACGGCCGTTCCGCGCCTCGAAGAAGGCGACGACCGCCGCCAGATCGTCGGCGCGGCGGATTCCGTAGGCGACATCATAGCGGCGGCGACTGTTGGCCCAGCTGGCGTTGCGCTCCTCGGCACCGCTCGCCAGTTCGACGATCTGCGTGCGGCGTTCGGGGCCGCCGCGCGCGCCCCGGCTGATGTTGTCCGGAAACCGGACCTCGTGAAACGCCATTACATCCCCCTCCGGCCCTGCGAGACTGCCCGGGCTATGTCGCTGGCGACCTGCGTGCGGGACTGGCGGAAGCTCTCGGCGTCGCGGGCGTTGATCGTGACGTTGACGGTGGAGGCACCCTCCTGGCCGTACCCTGCAGCTTCGCGCCGGGAGAGAACCCGTTCGCCGCGTTGCAGGATCGCTGGCACCTCGTCGGGCCGCAGCCCGGCCCAGCCACCACTGTGCATGCGCGGGGCACCCGAAAAGGCCAGCGCCGGGACCATGCGTCCGGGACCAAGGGCACCGACCATCCCGCCCGCATGCAGGATGTTCGCGAAGATCCCGCCCGCGCCGCCCAGCGCGCCGGAAAGGGCATTGGCGATGGGGCCGAGGATGAAGCGGCGGGCCGCGAGCTTGGCGAGATCGGCGATCATCGACGTGACCAGGTCGCGGAAGTCGAGTTTGCCGGTCTTCACAAAGTCGCCGATGGCATTCTCGGCGCTCTGGAACGCGCCCACGAGCGCGCTGCCGATATCCCCGCCAATGTCGCGCGCCTTGGCGGCGTAGTCGGCAAGTGCGGCGGTGACGGCCTGCCAGCCGGTCAGGGCCGTGTCCGCACCCTCGGCCGCAGCCGCCCCGGCATCGCGCGCGGCGCCGCCCGCGCCATCCGCGGCGGTGGCCGTGTCGTTCAGCCCGGAAGTTAGGGCGTCCGCCGCGCCAGCCGCATCCGCCAGTGCGGTCTCGGCCTCGATCCCTGTGCCGGTTACCGCATCCTTCAGCGCCTGCCAGCTGGCGAGCGGCCGACCGGCAGCATCAGCCAGCATCCCCGCCGCTTCGCGATAACCGTCGGCCCGGGCGCGGGCATCGTCGGCCATCGCGCCGAGGCCGAGGTCGGGCGGCTCGAGGTAGGTGCGCGCCAGCGCGGCTGAGAAGGCATCCGCGGCGGCGGCTCCGGCTGCGGCCGCAGCGCCCTCGAACGGGTTGCCGATACGCCCCAGTTCCACAGGGTCAAGGATGCCGATCCGCACCCCACCTTCGCCGGTGGCCCATTCGGGCAGCAGCGCGAGGGCCGCGTTGAGCGTCTCGATGAAACTGTTGATGCGGGTGACGACGCCGTTCAGCATCGCTTCGACGCCCGAGATCAGCCCGTTTGCCGCCTGGAAGGCGAAGTCGCCGATGGCACCCGGCAGACTGCCCCAAATCGCCACGGCGGCGTCGTAGGCCCCCTGGAAGATCGCCGCCGTCCGGTCGCCGAAGCTGACGACGCCCGCGATGGTGCCATCGAGGGCCGAGAGCCCCGCAGCCTTCAGGCCCTCCCACCCTGCCGCCATTCGCGCGAGGGCCGCGTCCAGCGACAGGCTGATGCGCGACCACACCTCGCGCGCCAGATCGCCCAGCAAGCGAAACGCCTTGCCCACCCCGCCGACCCGGGTGACAAGCTGCGAGAATTGATAGACCAGTTCGCCTGCGCCGACGATCAGAGCGCCGATGCCGGTGCGGATCAGCGCTCCGCGCAGGAAAACCAGCGCCGTGGTAAGGCCACGCACTGACAGTGCGGCGGCGGCCAGCCCTGCCACCCAACGACCGGCCATGAATGCGGCGAAGGTCGCGGCATAGGACGCCAGCCTTCCAAGGTTGCCGATCAGCGTGTCGATGGCCGACCGCAGGAGGCCACCGTCTGACGCGAGGGCCACGAAGGTATTGGCCAGCGCCTCGATGGTCGGGGCGACCGCCACCGCGATGCGGTTCCGAAGGCCGTCGAACACAAGCGAGACTGTGCCCAGCGCAAGTTGCGTGCGGCGCAGCGCCTCCAGCGCATCGCCATCCAGCACCGCCCCGAGGTCCGAGGCCTGATCCCCAAGCCGGGCCATCTCCGCCCCGCCGTTCCGCAAGAGCGGCAGGAGGCGGGTGGCATCCGAGGCCATCGCCTCGAGATAGAAGGTCATCTCCTGCTGGCTGAGACCGGCGCGTTCAAGCGTGTCGACGTAAAGCTGCAGTGCCTCGGGGCCGGAAAGGCGGGCGAACTGGTCGGCGGTGACACCGACCCTCGGGGCCACGTTCTCGAAGAAATCGGCCATCGGCCCGCCGCCGGTCTGCAGGAAATCACCGACCCGGTCGTTCACGTCCTTCAGGATATCGGCCAGCTTCTCCTGCTCGATCCCGACCGTCCGCGCCCCGGCCGACCAGCGCTGCAGCGCATCGGGTGTTGCATTGGCGACCTGCGCGAACTGCCGGATCTGGGCAGCGCTTTCGGCTGTGGATCGGACGATCAGGCCGAGCGAAGCTGTGGCCGCCGCGGCTGCGGCCCCGAGGGCGAGGCCCGCCCGGCGTGCGAAGGCCGCAAGCCGGGTGTTCGCCAGTTCCATCTCGCGTGACAGGCGGCCAAAGCCGCGGGCCCCAGCCTCACCGACACCCTCCAGTTCGGCGCGCACGCGACGTCCGCCCTCCGCCACGAGGCGGACGGAGACCTTCTTCTCAGCCATTGCGGCGTCCTTCCATCTGCTCGTTCAGTTTGCGCACCATCACTGCCTCAATCTCGGGCAGCAGTTCGGCGGTGATCAGGCGGTTGATGCCCAGCGCCTGCGCCAGCGCGAGGGCCGCACCCATGTCCCATCCGATCACGGCACCCGGCGCGATGCGCAGCTGGCCACCAAGGCGCTGGGTCAGGTCCCATACCTGCCAGCCCTCGACTGTCTGCGGCCGGTTCAGTCTTGCGGGGCAGTCGGGGCAGGGGCCCGAGCAGGCCGCGCAATAGCCGTCGCCCCCGCCGAAGGACCAGTCGGCGAGGGCGCGGAGGCGTTTTTTTCCTGATCCAGCATCAGGCCTCTGGCGACATATTGCGCCTGGAAGGCCTCGAAGACCGGCCAGATTTCGAGAAGCGCGTCGATCCCGGCCGGGCTGACTGGGACAAGGTTACCGTCATCATCGCCGACACCTTCCCATTCCAGCACCGCCCGACGAGCGACGGCCTTGGCCATGGCCAGCGCCATGTCCTCCTGGCTCGAGGTCTCCGATAGGCCATCGATGGCGGGATCGGCGCGGGCGGAGACCATGAGCGCGGTGGTCAGTGGGGCCACCAGCACGCGCAGGCCGGGCAGCAGGTCCAGCCATTCAGGGCGGTTCGACAGGTTAAGGCGGATCATGGTCAGTATCCTGTGACGGTGTTGACGAGGACGGCGGTGCACATGCGCGCGGGGCTGGTGGCCTTGGCGGCCTGCCAGTCGAAGGTGGCCTGGATGCCCTGCGGCCCCGGGATCTCGATCCGCGGGACGGGCAGGTAGACGGCATGTGCCGTGAAGGTGAAGCTGGCGTTCGCCCCGAGGCTGTAGGCGAACTCGAGCTCGCAGGGTGTGCCGTCGATGGCTTGGGTGACGAGGGCGCTATCGGCGAAGCGCACCTCGATCCGGCCGGTCAGGGCCGCCATGCCGGGATCGGCGCCTTCGATCTTGCCGTCGTTGCGAATGGTCTCGATCCGGTCGAGGCCGTTGGCATAGGTGATCTCGGCCGAGACGACGTTGCCCAGCGCCGTGCCGTTGCGCTTTACCACCCCGTTGAAATGGCCAAAGCGCTGAAGGCCCAGCGCGGTGGGCGTGCCTGCGGCCGTGGTGGCTGCGATGGCTTCGCCCTGTGCGATCAGGCGGGCGGTCGCGGTCAGCAGGCCGGATCGGTTCATCTGCCACGACAACTGGTCCATCACGCAGCCCGCGTACATCGCGAACCGCGGCACCTCGGGCATCGCGACTTCGATGGCCATCGAGGGCAGCGTCCAGTTGCCTGACTGGAAAGTGTGGGTCTTGGGCGTGGTCCCCGTCGTGGTGGGAGAACCGAAGGCCGCCTTCAACCAGAAGCCGAAGGCCTCCACATCGATCGGCACTACCACCTCGCCATCGGCGGTGACCGCGTCCTTGATGGGGGCCAGGGGGTCGCGGCCATAGCCGAGCAATTCCGAATTCAGCAGCGGCTGTTCCGCGCCCAGCGTGGTGCGGGCAAAGGGCATCAGCCGATAGCCGCTGGCGGGCGGGGTGCCGTAGACAGTTTCGAACGCAAGCGCCATCTGCGCCCGCGCGCCGTGTGCGCGTGCCATGGGGGTCTCCTGTGGATGTGTGGTGTCAGGCTAGGGGGCCGGTCGTGGTGTGGTGCAGGACGACGGTGATCACCGCCGCCTTCAGGGCCGCGGCGCCCTCGACGGGTAGGTCGACCGAGGCAGGGGCCTCGGGTTCGATCCAGTCGCAGAGGCCGCCCAGCGTCCGGTCGGCTTCCAGCGCCGCGCCGATGGCCGCGATCAGCTCGTCGAAGGCGCTGGCCCGGCCGCTGCCCGCCTGAACGACAACCTCCAGCTCGGCCCGGTGCTGGTAGTGATAGCGCAGGGGCGACAGTGTCACTTCCGGCTCGCCCGGCTGGCCGTCGCGCAGGATGATCAGACCGGCAGTTGGGATCCGTTCGGGCAGGACCTCGTCGCGCAGGGTGAGGGCGGCAAGCGGCTGCAGCCGCGCTTGAAGCGCGGCGAGGACGGTTTCGCGGTAGGTAGGCATTCGCTCTCACAAGTGTCCGCACCATGTTGACAGGCGCGGGCGCGCCGGCTATCTTCACAGGTGTTCGCACCTTGTGGAGATTCGCGATGGTTTCCGAAAATACGACCCGAGTTTCATTTCGCCTGAAGACTGACATTCACGATTTGATCCAGAAGCTGTCGGCTGATGCAGGCATAGATCCATCTGCGTTCATGCAGCGTGCCCTTGAGCGGGCAGTATATCCGCACCTTTCTGCGGAGCGGAAAAAGGAACTGGACGATACTGAAGCGCTCTATTCGGTCGCACAGCAGAAGGCTCGTGAGGTTTTCAATTCCGGTCGGTTCGATGAACACTTCACGCTGACAGTGTTCGGCGAGTTGATGGCCGATCCGACGTCTCGAGCGCTTTATGAGGAGGTCATTGGTGCTCCCGCCTTGACCGATGGCGCGCCCAAGAAGACGCCGCTGAACATGTATCTCGGCTGGTACATAAAGAACGCCATCGACGCGGAGCCGTTGCTGGACGACTCCGGAAAGCCACGTCGAGCGTTCGTCAAGGACCAGCCCATCAAGAGCTATACGCTCTTGAAGTTGGGGACTTCCGCCTCGTCACGCATTGCGCGGAGTTGACCCATGGCCGACCACAAGAAAGTCCTCGCATCGATTGCTGTTGCCACCGATCCGGCAAAACTTCGGACCCTGCGCGAAAACGCACAGCGGCTGGGCGTCCCAGAGGTCGAAGAGGCGGCATTCAGGCGGTTGGTCGAAATCCTGCCCGAAGAGGCACCCGGCAGCATCGAGCATGACTTCTGGAAGACGATCCACGCCTTCGAAGAAATCCTGCGAGATGAACGCGGCAAGACAGTCAGGCTTTCGCGCACCCGACAGAAGATCGACCGGGTGGGTGTAATGCAGACGTTGATCGATTTTGCGGTCAGCAAGGCACCAACGGGCGGTTTCAACATGCTGATCGAGCGAGGATTGCCGGAGCTAACCGGAGAAGCGCTTGTTCTCAAGCATGCCAGCCACTTNGAACCTGCNGTNNTGGANGCAGCGANGTCCAGATTGGAAGGAGCCGGGGTTGATACATCNANNCTGTGGNCCCAANNCTGAAGCCTTGGCCATCGACGGGACTTAGTGTCTTTCCCACCCCGCCACGACCCGCCCCGGCACGCCGTCGATTGCCCGCTCCGCATCCCGCGCGAGGTCCAGCCGCTTGCGCAGCTTGACCTGCGGCACGAGGAGGAAGATCGGCACAGTGGTCAGCCCGCGGCCGGTCTTTGCGCGGGAGGCCACCGCGCGTCCCTTGCTGTTCAGCCGTCCCTCGGCCACCAGCAGGCTTGGGCCGCGGCGGCGAAAGACGAACCGCAGCCGCAGCCCCGTGCGGCGTTCCCATTCGCCGGGTGTGATGCGGCCGCCGCGGGTGGATTTTCCTGCGGCCGGGGTGGGGATGGCCAGCCAGAACCCGTCGCGCGACCGGATCAGCGGCCCGGTGTCGTGCGCGCCGACGATGACCGGGGCGTTCGACCACACCAGGGCAGCCGCGTTCAGGCTCTCGCCGCCCTTGGGATAGGTCGCGAGCCGGATCGAGTTGCCGAGCCGGGTGCCAAGGCCCGCGCCGGTGATCTGCCCGCGCCAGGCGGATTTGAGTCCGGCGCCCGCCTCGCGCATGGCGGTGGTGACGGCCTTTTCACCGGCAGCGATTTCCGCCTGCATCATCGCGACGATGTCAGGATCGATGGTGAGCTTCAGTTTCATCGGATCAGGCCGGGCGGAGATCGAGGGTCCAGATGAGCCGTTCCCGGTCGCGCAGCGGTTCCCCCTGGATGACATGGCTGTCCGCGCTGATGACGATCACGTCGCCCGGACGCGGAGCGGGCAGGTCGGCCACACGCACGTCGACCACCGTCGTGTCGCTGACGAAGCGCCCCGCGCCGAAGTCGGCGAGGCGGTCGGGTGCGCGGCGGATGATGCGGATCGGGCGTTCCTCGGAGTGTGGTGGCCGAGATCCAGAGGGCCGGGGCCGCCATGGAGGCATCGGGTGAAGATGCGGTCCATGGCGGCGGCAAAGACGGACATGGGTGCGTCCGTCAGTTCGACGTGTGCAGGCGGATCGCCAGCCGCGGCCGTTTGTTGACCGGCAAGATCGACGCCTCGGTCATCACGTCGATCCAGCGGCCCTTCTCGTCGAGGTGCTGGCGGGCGTAGAGCGGCAGGCCGATGGTGTTGGCGGTTTCCAGCAGGTTCGCCGGGCCGCCATAGGTGGTGAAGGTGTCCATCGTCCCGAGCGGGAAGGCGATGCCCTCGTTCGCCGGGACCAGCCGTTCGGTGGCCTTGGTCGAGAGGGTGACCGTGCCGGAATACTCCTCGAACAGGATCCCGGCGAAGGGGAAGTTGCGGCGGACATCCTCGCGCAGGGGCTGCGCGCCGGTCGAGGCGTAGAACTTGTAGGCCTCCTCGGTCTTGGGGTGCGCGATCAGCTTGTCGAAGAATTCCCGGCTGACCAGCGCGTGAACTGAGGTCATCGCCTCGCCCAGCAGATTGTCTTCGATGGCCCGCAGCACCTCGCGGACCTTGCCCTGCACGTTGGTGCCCGCGGTGCTGAGGACGAAGTCGACCGAGATCTGCGCGAGACCGAACTCGGTGAAGTAGTTGTAGAGCGTGGTTCCGGCCCCATCCTTCACGATGCCGCGGAGCGCGTTCATCTCCATGTATTCGCGGGTCTGGGCATGCTTGCGACGCATCAACAGGAGCTTGCGGTTCATCACCTCGACGAGGGGATCGGCCGCATCGAAGGCACCGCCCAGCGCGGGCTGTCCCTGGATGTCGGCGGGCAGAACCACATCGTCATGCGGGATCCACGGCAGGGCGAAGGACCGCATGGACCGGCCTTCGCGGGTGCCGACTGTGGCTGAGCCGCCGAGGGGGACGGAGGGCAGGAGGCTCAGGACGCCTTCGTACTGCTCGATGATGACGGACCGTTGGCTGACCCCTTCGAAGCGGAAGAGGCCGATCTGGGCGAGGCGGGTGTAGAGGTTGGGCAGGATGTTGATGGCCTGCGTCATCTCG